CGCCCATGACCGGGAGAAACAGGAGCGCCGCAGGGTGCACCGGCAGCCCCGCAACACCGTGAAGAGCGGCAGAAAGGCGGGTTGAGCATGAGCGACTTCAAGACCTACACCCCCATCTGTGTGGACTGCGGCAAGGTGCTCTGCAATGTCGGACGTTCCGCTCAGCGCTGTCCCGAATGCGGCAAAAAGCACGCCAACGCTCAGAGTCTGGAATGGGATCGCCGTCAGGCCGAAGCAGCAAAGGCACGGCGTCAGGGGCTTGCCGCTGAGCGCAGCAGCCTTGCCCTTCACGCCGACGTCCGCGCCGCCGAAAAAGCCGGCCTGAGCTACGGCAAATACATGCTGCTGAAAATGCAGGCAAACAAAAAGCCCGCCGGTGCGCCAACACCGACGAGCCCAAAGGATGATGGAATTTGAAAGCCCCATCACCCCGATCATACCATAAAATCGGAGGTTTTTACAAGAAAATGAACGCAAAAAACAAAAACGCGCTGTTGGAGCACATCAAAAACGCGCCCGAATGGCAGTCCGCGCTGATCTACGAGCAGCTTGCT